TGGCCACTCAAGGACAAGACCCTTCTGAGATTGTTACAAAGATTGCTAACGTTATTAAGTCACGACAAAAGGGACAGAGCATCGAAGACGCAATAGAACAAACTTTTGCGCCTAAAGAACAAGTTCCTCCTGCTGGTGCTCCAATGGTTGAGCAACCGTCCCCTGCTCCCGCTGCGCCAGTAGGAGGTCAATCTCCAATGGAAGCACAGCCACAAGGAGTGCCTGATGTGCAAAGTTTACTATCTAGCCTAACTTCAGGCGGAGCAGCAAACGCAAGCGTAAGAACAATTCGTAGACGATAGCAGTGGGAGGGGACTATGACAACACTTGCTGCTATACAAGGCGATGGATGGTGTGTAATCGGAAGCGACTCACGTTCATCTGATGAGTCAGGCCGTCCAATTGAAATGGCAACACACAAAGTTATTGAAAATAATGGAGTGCTAATTGCAGGTTCTGGTTCTGGAAGAGGTTCAAACTTATTACAGTTTGGATGGAAACCACCAAAGCCTAAACTAAGTGAAGACTTAGATGAGTTTATGACTAAAAAATTTATACCATCTATGAGAAAATTATTCATAGATGCAGGTTACGATATGAAAGAAGATGGGGACCATGCTTCTCACGATTCGCAATTTATTATTGGCATTCGCGGTATACTGTATCCTATTTTTGAGGATTACAGTTGGGACCGTGATGTTCGCGGTATTTATTATTCTGGTTCTGGTAGCGATATTGCCCTTGGTGCTATGGAGGCTCTTGGAATACGCAACGCTAGGTATGCTGATAAAGCAGAAAAAATTGTTAGAAAGTCAATCGAAATAGCAACTAAGTGGGACATTTATTCAAGTGGTCCCATCATAACTAAAATACAATATTCTAAGTAGGAGGAACAATGGGTGGAAAAGGAAGCGGCGGCGCTAACGGTGGGCCACAATACAGTCCAACAAATGTTTCTGCTACTGGTGGAAATGGACAAAGCGGTACACAGGCTGCTAAATATTATTCAGGTTTACCTTATGGACAAGGACAGGCTACAATGGCTCAACAGCAATCAGCGCCTATGGCTGCAGGTAGACCAGCACCAATGATGAATCCTATTGAATCTTTTCCTACACCAATGCCATTATCTGAGCCATCAACAATGCCAGATGTTCCAGTTACAGATGGTGCTGCATTAGGTGCAGGAGCAGGCACAGAGGCTTTGAATTTGCCAAGACAGCAGGACACTGATGTTGAAAGACAAAGACTATTATCATATCTACCAGCACTGGAGGCAGCCGCACAAAGCCCAAATTCATCACAAGCATTCCGTAATTATGTGAGAATTCTAAGGGCTAATCTTCTATGAGTGATAGAGAGTCGGCACAAAAAGCGTATCAAGATATGCAGAAGTCAAAGAATCCTTCTGCCTTTGATACTATGGGTGCATTTAATAATTATTATGCTGGCGGAAATACTAACGTATCCAGTTCAGTTGCATTGGATATGGGTAAATATGTCCCGCCTAAAAACAGGGCTGATGCTGTAGCGCAATTTAATAACCAAGCAAAACCTAAGGTTGATAATGGAAAAGGTTTTTGGGGAAGAGCCTTTGAAGGTATAGAAAAAGCCTACAACTTTACAACACAAGCAGTTTCATTTGGACTCACTCTTCCAGAAAAGGGAAATCCAATCTGGCAAGACGACTTTTCGTTAGACAAAGTTAAGTCTGCTTGGGACCAATCAAGAGATATATCTGCTGGTCGTTCTATTATGCGCACACTTATTGGAAGACCATTAGACGATATTGAAGATGTTTTTAGTGGTATAGCAAAGACTGTAAGTTTTGGAAAACTATCTGGGGCTGATAAGTTTCTACAAGACCATGTACTATTTGCTGCCAATGACTTTGATATCTTTAACAAGAAGCAAGCAGAAAAAGCATTTCGTGAGCAGAACGTTGGACGCTACACATCATTTGGGACAGATGTTGTAGCCCGATTTGTTCTTGACCCAACTATTGTAGTTGGTAAAGCAGTAAAGGTATACAAGGGCATTAGTTATGGCGTCAAAGGTCTTAATGATTTAAATGCTATCCTTTCTGGACAAAAGACTGGGTTTAAAGCAAATAAGGTTAAAGCAACCTTCAATGACTTTATTTTAAGAACAGATGGAATGGATGCTGCTGATTTATTCAGAGTAAAGGCTATCCGTGAGTCTGCTAATCCTGCAGCATTTGCAGATATCCTAGCAGATGCAAACAAGATTGATGATATTACCCTTCGCCACACAGCCAAGGCTGATATTATTAAGATGGCTATGGGCGATGCTGATGCCGCAACAAGATTGATGGCGCAAAATCGAAACATTGCTACTAAGATTGCTAACCTACAAGATGAAATTACTGACGCAAAGTATCTTGGTGCGGGTATGGACAAAGCATCAGGACAACTTACATTTGATTTAGTCAATAAAGGTCCTGACCTTGAGAAGGCTATTGAGAATGCAGCCCTATATGAGGATGAGTTAGCACAGTTATCACAGAAGTTAAATGCTGAGGCTATCCTAGACCCTACAAAGATACCAGAATTCGGAGCACTTGCTGGTTTTCGTCAAGCAAGTTCTGGAAGTCAAAAGTTTATTGACCTTCGTGCTGGTGCTGCAGGTGCTCCAGTCCGTGTTCTTACTGGATTTTTCTACAAGCGTCCTAAAGGATGGATTGATTTTACTGATAATCAATCAGTTCAGACTGTAGATAACCTACTAAGCCGTGTGCGTGGTGTAGCAGACAAGCAAGAGAAGGCTTATCTAACAGAAATTAACGTTCTTAAGAATAGACTTAACACTAAAACTCTTCTACCAGAAGAAGTTAAGTCACTTAAGAGTAAAATTAGTGGACTAGAAGATGACCTTAAGAAGGCTTCATTCACAGTTGAACGTAGGAATGCTTTGTTTAATGAGTATGTTGCTGCAACAAACGCAGCAGAACGTGCCAATGCTTTCCAGAAGATTGAACAAGACCTATTCAATACAGTTGCTAAACAATTTGGATTTGATGAAGGCGACATTCGTAAGGCCTGGTCATTGTTCTCAGGTGGTCGTGCTAGAGCACACAACATTATTCGTGAAAGAGCGTATACTGGCGCTACAAAAACTCTACCAGATGGACGAGTTGTACCAGTAGGTTCTAAGACAACACCTATCCTTGGTTCAGAAGACTTAAAGTATATTATTCCATTGCCATTAAATGAGACTCAACTAGTAAAACAGTTACCAGTCCTAGATATTGACACTATGTATGCGGCTTTAAACCGTTTAACTAGAGCACGTCGTTCAGATGCTGCTGGTGTATATTATAAAGGTAAGGCTGGAGCAACAGACCTTATTGATGGTTTAGATTCATTAATTAAATTTGAGGTTCTTGCTCGTATTGGTTACCCTGTGCGTAACGTATCAGAGGGAGTCATGCGCATTCTTACAACAACTGGCCCTATGGCTATTGTTGCTGGACTAAAAGAATCTAGCCGTAAGTTAATTAGAAATAGATTCTCTGGAGCGTCTCTAGATGATATCTATCGTTGGTCTGATGATGTAAAATTGCAGACATATCGAGACGAACTAAACGCTATGCGTGACCTTGCTGATGACCCTGACTTAATCGACTCTCAACTTAAAGAGATTGATGGTATGTTAGATGGAACCATCAAGGTAGAAGATAAGTTTGGCTTAGGTTTGCGTGAGGTTGACGGCGTAACTTACGAGGATGCACTAGGTGCTACACCTGAACGTGCTGAGTTTATTAAGAATAGATTTATCGCTGAGTCTGCAAAGATTGTTGATGCTCATCTATCAAACAGTAGAAGTAGATTGAACAATGTATTTGAAACTACTGGTGATTTCGTAGTTATTAAAGGTGATGACCCTAACTGGGCTCAAGCCTATGAAAGAGTAGTAAACCGTCAGGTTAGAAACTCTAAAATCACACAGATTCTTTTGCAGAATAAGCCAAGAGAACAAGTTATTGATGAGGCTGAATACTTCTTATTGAAGACTAAAGAAGGCCGAGACATCTTAAAGACTCTTGCTATGGGTAGAGATGCCCGTTCTATTGTAGAAGCCAATATGGATAACATTGATGAGTTATTCCCAGCCTTTGCAACTGGGCTAAAAGAAATTGCTAAGACACGTAAGATTACAGCAGATGATATTAAGAAAGCATTTGGCACAGATACACTAAACTACCCAGCAGTTAACGCTGCTCAGGTTGGTGCAGCCAATGGAACTCATCAAGCAATAAGATTTATGTCATCTATTAGAGATAAGTTCTATAAATCTTTTGGTGAAATTCCAGAATCTAACCTTGTTAGACACCCTATGTTTGTTGACTTATACCGTAAGCGTATGGATGCAACAATTAGAAATGCTATTGATACATATCCTGGCGATACAATTCCACCAGAGTATATCCGTAAACTAGAGTTTAATGCACGTCAATGGGCAAGAGCAGAGATGCGTCGTTCTCTTTATGATACATCTGAGCGTGTAGATGCTGCTCATACATTACGTTATGCATTCCCATTCTTTGGTGCATTCACCGATGTGATTGAAAAGTGGAGTCGCATTGTAGTAAATGACCCATCAGCATTCGGTAAATTACAAACTGTGTACAACTCTCCAGACCGTATGGGATTAACAGAGGAACGAGATGGTAAGACATACATCAATGTTCCTGGTGAGTGGGTAAAACGTGGCTCATTTGGTCTAGTAGATAGACCTTTGGCTATTCCTAAAACAAGCCTTGACTTGTTATTCCAAGGTAATGCTTGGTGGAATCCAGGCGCTGGATGGTTCGTTCAGATTGGTACATCTCAATTAATTAAGGCTATTCCAGACTGGGAAAAAACTTCACTAGTAAAAACTATATTACCATATGGTCCAACTGGTACAAGTCCAGGAGAATTTACTAAAGACTTATTTATTCAGAATCAAGCGTTGCGTAAAGCATGGGCAAGATTTGATGAGAATGACCCTACTCGTAGGAACCTAACAGTTCTTATTGCTATGGAAGAGAACCATAAGTTCGACAATGGACTTAGAGCAAACCAACCATCTGCTAAAGAGATTGATGATAAGGTTAAAAAGATTCTTGCTATGGAAGTTGCTGCTAGAGCAGTGCTACCATTTGCTACTAACCTACGCTCTCCTTATCAATTCTATATTGATGAGTTCCAAAGACTGCGTGAAGAAGACCCACAGACAGCATCTGAGAAGTTCTATGATGCCTATGGTGAGGATTACTTCTTGTTCTCTACCAGCCTATCTAAGAATAATACAGGTATCGCTGCGACAGTAGAAGCAGAAAAGCGTTCTAGAGAACTATCTGATTTGATTGCTAAGAACCCTGAGTATGGATGGTTTGTAGTTGGAGATGTTAATGCTGGAGAATTTTCTCCTAGCGTTTACCAGAGCCAAAGAAATACACCAGTTGCTCCAGGAAGCACAAAGAAGTTCCGTGAATCACAGGACCCTTACGAGGCAGTTGCTGCAACTCAGGCTGAAAAGGGATGGATTACCTACAATAAAGGTATAGATATTCTTGAAGCAGAGCGTATTGCACGAGGACTAACTAGTCTAAATGTTGCTGATGCGGCTGACTTAAAAGAACGCAAAGATGCATTCATCAAAGCATTAGAACAAGAAAATCCAGCCTGGGCTGAAGTTCGTGGAAAAATTGATACCAAGAAGGTAGAAAACTTTTTAAAGTTTGCAACCAATGTAGTTACTGACCCTAGAACTAAAGGCCGTGCCGACATGGCAGGTGTTGCAGATTACCTAGAGGGTAGAAAATATTTGCAATCTCTTCTTGCTGAGAGAGATAGTAAGTCCATAAATGCAGTAGCAAATGCTGACCTTAAAGAGATGTGGGATACATTTACTAGCGGATTGCTAGATGAATACATTTCATTCAGCAGAGTATACTCAAGAATACTTGAAAAAGATGACCTTACAGGAGGCCTATAGTGGGTGCTTTAGATGATTTGAAGTCTGGTAGTGGAAGTACTACTAGCACTACTGGTAAAGTATACTTAGATACTCCAGGTGGAACTAAAACCATTACATTGAAAAGAAGCGGAAAAACAATAACTGCCCCTATCGAAGGTGCTGGTGCTGTTACTAAATCTGATGCAAAGAAAAGATATCTTGCAGACCCTAAGGTTCAATCAGGTTGGTTAGTTACTTTAAAGAAGTATGGGTTTGGTGACGTAAGTCCAGCAAAAGGAAAAGCACTTTACGATATGGCAATTGATGGTGCTGGCGAATTCTATTCTCAATCTGGTGGAAAGCAAAAGATAACACCTGAACAATATGTTCAATGGTATGCTAAAGACCAGGGATTAACTGGTGGTAATGAACCATCTGTATCTGTGCAGAAATATCTATTTCAACCAGAAGAGATTCAGTCTTTAATTGATGATACCCTAAGGGGCGTTTTAGGTCGCAAGGCTACACAAAGCGAAAGCAAAGAATTTTATACTGCTATTCAAAAGATGATTGACCAGGGAACCGTCACCACAACTAAGAAGGTTGGTGGTAAGACTATTACTGAAATCAAACCTGGATACAGTAAAGAAAAAGCAGAGGCTCTTATTACAGAGAGAGTCAAAACTCAATCACCTCAGGACTACCAAGAGGCTCAAAGCCTAGGTTTCGGTGACTTCCTTGGAAAGTTGAAGGGCTAACGTGGCAGATTCAGCAACAACAGCATACGGTATTACTGCCGATTTAATTAAAGCATTCCCTGAACTACAGAAGGTATTTGACTTATATGTAGCAGGAGACCTAACACAGGCTGAATTAGAGTATTATAAGACTGGATACTATAGAGGTCTTACTACTACATCTAAGACTAGGGCTGGACAAAAGGCGTCTCAACCTGGTGTATATACACAGGGACTAGAAGCATTTAAGGTAGAACAACGTAAGCGTCTTATTAGTAAAGGTATTAATCTAGACGAAACAACCTTTAATTCAGTAATGCAAGATGCTTATGATAAAGGTCTTGATGATGCTCAAATAGATTTACAAGCATTAAGTAAGTTTAAGGGGACTATTGGTGGAGATACTCTTGGTAAGGTTCAAACCTTAGAAGAGTATGCAGATACATTTGGAATGTCTTATTCAAAGGCTACACTTGATTCGTGGTCACAAGGTATATTCTCGGGAACTAATACCCTATCGGATATTCAAGAAAAGATTCGCAGAGATTCTGCTAGTGCATACCCTATATTTGCAGATGATATTAATAAAGGAACTAGCGTAGATGCACTTGCTTCTGCATATAAATCCTCTATGGCTAGCATCCTAGAAATTGATGCAGATACTATTTCGTGGACTGACCCTACATTCCGTAGAGCATTACAGTATGTGGGCGCAGATGGCAAGCCTGCACTTAAACCAATATGGCAATTCGAAGCAGAGTTGCGTCAAGACCCTCGTTGGGATTTGACAGATAATGCTAGGGCTACTGCTGATTCATTATCACTTAAAGTTCTTAGAGACATGGGAGTAGCATAGTGGCAGTTCCAGATAAAAATAAGCCCGATACCGCAGTTCGTGTAGAATCTGGTGATACTCTTAATGCTATTGCAAGAGCAAATGATTTAACACTTAAACAACTTTTAGATTTAAATCCAAAGTTTACTACTGACCCTAAGTATCAGGGCGGTAATAGGATTTTCAGTAATACACTTGTAAATATTAAACCTGCGACTACTGATAAAACATCAGTAGGTAGCATTGATTACACTGTTCCTACTGGCGGTGCAGTTGATACTGGTTTTGATGCAGCAAGAGCAGCAGCAGAAGCGGAAGCGCGACGAAAAGCAGAAGAAGAGGCTAGATTAAAAGCAGAGGCCGAGGCTAGAGCAAAGGCTGCACAAGATGCTTTAATTAAAGCACAAGCAGATGCAGCGGCAGCAGCAGGAGCAAACAATGCAATAGCATTAGCAAATGCACAGGCAGCACTAGCGGCAGCACAAGCACAGGCAAACGCAGCAAATGCAGCAGCAGCAACTGCTGCGCAAACTGCAGCACAGAATGCAGCAGCGACGGCAGCAGCAACAGCAGCAGCCGAGGCTGAAAGAGTTGCAGCACAACGTGAATCTATTGGTAAGATTGTAGCAGATAGGTTTGCTCAATATGGATTAGCATCACTTGGAGCAAAGGTTCTAGAACTTGCACGTGCAGGTTACACTGAGGCTACCATTACTTTAGAGTTACAGAATACCGATGAGTATAAAACTAGATTTGCTGCTAATGCTGATAGAATAAAGAAAGGCCTAGCCGTTCTTACTCCAGCAGAATACCTTAGCGTAGAAGATGGATACCGTCAAACACTACGTGCTTATGGATTAAAGCAATTTGACAATGATGCTTATGTGCGTCAATTCATTGCTAACGATGTGTCTCCATCAGAGTTATCTACTCGTGTAGTAACAGCAGTTCAGAGAGTTCAGAATTCTGACCCAGTAATTGCTAGAACTCTACGTGATTATTATGGCATTGGTGATATTGATATGGTTGCTTATGTTCTTGACCCTAACAATCAACTACCTATGATTCAACGTCAAGTTGCAGCAGCGGAGATTGGTTCAGCAGCAAGACTACAGGGTCTTGAGGCTGGCGTATCAGTATCTGAACAACTTGCAGCACAAGGAATTACACAGGCTGAAGCGCAAAAGGGATATGCAACTATTGCAGATATCCTACCTACTGCAGAGAAGTTAAGTTCTATTTACGGAAATCAACTAGAAGGATACAATCAGGCAGAAGCAGAGCAGGAAGTATTTAATACTTTAGCATCTGCACAGCGTAAGCGCAGAGCACTTGTTGAAAGAGAAACTGGCACATTTAGTGGTAGGTCTGGAACAAGCAGAGCATCGCTAACATCTGGTCCAGGCGGACAAATATAGAATCCTGACATGGACCTATCGGCCCCATGCAGTGTATAAGACCGATAGCAAGAGCCAACCAATTTCCCCGAATTGAATTGAGGCTTGCGACTAACAACGAATAGAAGGGTGGATAGTTGCTATGAGCAACAACTACTGGGAAGACGAAGACGAAGACCTAGATACCGACCAAGGATTTTCTGGTGATGGTAGTGACTTAATTAAGAAACTACGTAAAGCCAAGAGAGCCGACGAGAAGCGTATTAAGGAACTCACTGAGCAACTTGAGGGTTTATCCAAAGTGCAGCGTGAGCGAACTGTCAAAGAAGTCCTAGAAAAGAAGGGCGTAAACGCTAAGGCTGCACGCTTGATTCTTAAGGACATTGATGATGTTAACGAGGAGTCAGTTTCTAATTGGCTCGATGATAACGCAGATTTGTTTGGAATACAGGTGCAGGAAGATGAGCCTAAGATGGCAGAACAAGACCGAGTTGCCTTAAGACAACAGGATGTTCTAACACAGGCCGCGTATACCCCTGACAGAATGGAAGAAATCAATTCAAGAATAGATAATGCAGATTCTATGGATGCATTGCTAGATGTCCTCCGTTCACAACAATAATAATCATAGTTTCTAGTCACTGGAGGTGACGAATGGCTACAGTAAATTACACAACCACAGGTTCTTCCTCTCTTGGAGGTACCGCTGGTGGTGCTGGCCTAGTACAGAAGGCGTATGACCGTCTTCTAGAATTCGCTCTCCGCTCTGAACCACTAATTCGTTCAGTCGCAGATAAGCGTCCAGCACGTCAAGCAATTCCAGGTTCAACAGTTGTTCTACAACGTTACGTTGACCTATCAACAGCAACAACTGCTTTAACTGAAAACGACGATGTCGATTCAGTAGCAATGTCTACACCAACATCAGTAACCATTACTCTTGCAGAGTACGGTAACTCAGTGTTGGTAACACGTGCTCTTGAGTTATTCTCATTAGCAGATGTAGACCCAGCAATTGCAAACATTATTGCTTTCAACCTAGCAGATTCTATTGACTCTATCGCAATGACAACATTGCGTGGCGGTTCAAACGTAATCTACTCAGGTTCAACAGCAACATCAACTGCAACTGTTACAGCAGCCGCAACACTATCTTCAGCAAACATCCGTAGGGCTGTAGCGAAGTTACGTGCTAACAAGGCTAATGGTCGCAAGGGTTCACTATACTGGGCTGGAGTACACCCAGAGGTATCCCACGACCTACGTGCTGAGACAGGTTCAGCAGGATGGTTACTTCCTAACCAATACGGTTCTTCACAAGACCGCATTTGGGCAGGAGAAATCGGAACATACGAAGGTGCATACTTCGTAGAGTCTCCACGTCTGTACACAGCAACTGA